CGCTTAAAGCGTCTTGTTCCGAATGCGGATCGTCAATTATTAAGATATCTGCACCTCTACCAGTGATCGCACCCCCTACACCAGACGCAAAATATTCACCACCTTCGGTTGTTTCCCATCGACCTGCTGCTTTTGAGTCAGCACGTAACGAAACATTAGGAAAAATTTCTTTATATTCTCTCGTATCAACTAAATCTCTAACTTTTCTACCGAAACGTACAGCAAGTTCACCTGTATGTGTTGCTTGGATTATTTTTAAATCAGGTCGAATACCTAAAAGCCACGATGGAAGCATATAAGAAGACATTTCTGACTTCGAATGTCGTGGTGCCATATTAATAATTACTCGTTTTAATTCACCTTTTGCAATTTTATTAAATTGTTCGCACATAATTCGGTGATGTGCTCCTTCGATAAACGAACTCCACATCGTTCTAACAAAGGTTAAAAAATTTTCTCGGCATTCTCCTTGAAGCTTTCTTCGTTTTAATTCATCCGTTATTAAATTTAATTCTAATAATTCATCACGTTTTAAAGATGTTAAATCTGTTGTAGATATAAATTTTTCTACGTCTGTTAAATTATTGAGATGGTTCATTTTGTGTTGCTATATCTGCAAGTTTTTTTGTAATTGCTCCTAAATCGAAACTACTAAGTGTATCTGCTGCAGTTTGCATGATTCCTGTACCTTTGCCTTGTACAGCGTCGCTTATATCACTTAAAGTTAATCCTTTTGATATAATTTGAGCAAAAGGTTGTACAGGAGAAGGAAGAAAAGATAAAATACCTGTGCCAAATTTAACAAAGTCTTTTGGTCCTTGAAACTGGTTTTGTAAAAAATCTTGAAAAGACATACCTTGAGCCATAGGCTTCCTATCAGAAACTCCTTGTCTTGGGACTCCTCCTAACCCACTTATTTGAACATTTGGTGAGGCTCCTAAACCTTGAATCGCTGCTTGTGTTAAACCCATAGTTGTTGGAGTATTTCCTGGCATGCTTCCAAATGTATTTGGAATACTACCAATATCAACTGGACCAATTCCAGGATCGCCTAGGCTTGCTAGTCCCTGAAAACCTATATCAAATGATGGGTCATCTCTGTTAGAGTCATTAACCATATTTTACATATAAACTATTTTTTGAAAAAATAAAAGCCTTTAGAAGGTTCCTATCCCAAAATTTTTGAGATATCGGCTGAGAGCCTTGCACTTTAGTGCTAATATAAAGATGTTAGCTTTTATATAGGGGGGTAGCCCCTTATATATAGCCCCTAGTAATAGGGGGTATTGATAATGATTATCACGCTGATAATGATTATCATTATCATTTAGTAGGTAATAAAAAAGGGGCTAGTAATTAGCCCCTTTAGTAGGTTACTTTATAAGTAAATACTTAGTAGCGTTTACGCCCCCATAGTCTTTACCATAGCCCCCTAAACGTTGATTGTAGTAGGTTAGTATTCTATCTACAGGTTGATTAGCCTTAAGGTCGTAATTATCATCACCACCTTTATTATTAGCCTTTAATTCAGCTACTAATTCAGCCTTAGTAACCTTACCACCTAACTTAGCTATAGTATTAACTATTATCTTAGCTTGTCTAGGTAATGGCTTAGTAGCTAGTAATGTAGCTACATCATCATTTAAGGCGTATGTAGACGCCTTACCTGAATTAGTAGGTGTAGGTACATTAAGTATAGCTTGTAGTACCTTATCATTAGTATTTTGGCTAGTAGCCACCTTGTTATTATCTTTAGTCATAATTTCTACCTTTCTGACTAGTTATAGGGGCTAGCCCACCTAGCCCCCTTAACTATTAATATATAGTAATATTTACTAAAGTAAAGGTTTTATTATTTCTTTTTTAGAAAATGTTTATTTCTTTTTCGGAAATAATAATTTTTAAAAAAACTTTCTCTGTATCTCTGTATCGATCGATCGATCAATCAATCATTCTCTGGTTGTATGTATGTACTCAAACTATAAATATAATTGATGATTTGAAAGATGATGAATGATGATGAAGGATGATGATGAAGGAGCCAGTCAGTCAATCATTGTGACTAGGCGAAAAAAAGAGGGAGCCGAAGCTCCCTCGATCATTAAGCGTCGAGTTTAATGTAACCAGCTTCGGTTAACATTTTTCTGTAGAAGTCATAAATCCTCTTAGGACTTTGAACAGTTCGTAAACCATTCTCAACTAATCCATTTACAACTTCCTCTTGAGTGGCAGTTCCTCCAAGCTTCTCAAGAGTAGTGAGAATAACCATCGCCTGAGTGGCAATCTTTCTATTCTCGATCGCCTTAGTCAATAACTTTACTTTTCTGTTATTGAAACCATTCTTAGCTGGTGCAGGGATCCCTGAATTACCAACTGGGCTATTCTTAGTTTCTGTAGTTTTCGCTACTTTTTTTGCTTTAGTCATAACTTTCTTCCTTTCTATAAATATTTAAGTTATACCATTATTCTATACGAAAGTTTTACTATAGTAAAGCGTTTTATTATCATTTACAAAACTTTTTTATCGTAGCTTTCGATCAGTCAATCAATCACTCTGTGCCTGCGAGTCAATCAATCATACAAATTTTCTTAATTAATACTTTCCAATCAAAAGGTGAAGTTTGATGATGAATCAGGTCTGATGATGAAAGGTTACGTTCTCTCAAACTGATTGACTCGATTCCTGGTATTAACCAAATTTCTCGTTTTGAATGATGGTATGAAAGGATCCATGAAACACCACCTGCATTTGCTCTACGCATGTGCCATGCGCATTGTTGAGGCGAGAGATTGATTGACTGAGGCGAACCGAGTTTGAGTTCAATCCAAACCTCTTTGCCTTGCCAACATGCATTGACATCAGGAACCCCTGTCCCTAATGAACCAACCTCAATCCTTTGCCAATGAACTTTCGGCAGGTTGGTTTTCAATGCTTGGTATAATGCTTTCTCCGTCTTCATGATTGATTGTTTTTATGTTGCTCCCATCAACAATTTGCTTTATCCTTGATATAAGATCCTCCGATGACATAGTCTCCATCTTTGATACCATTACTTCCTTACGATCAATATAAAGTCCTGCGACCTTACCTCTTGACACCTCTGCCGAGATCGCCGCAGCAATTTGTCCTGAATCCTTTGCTTCGTCACGCAAATGGGAAAGTTCTGTTAGATGCGAGTCAACACTAACTTCTGCCCTTTGGTTTTGTTTATCCAAAAGTTCGATAATGAAATTTGCAACTAATGGATTTTTGCGAAGCATCGCAGAACCTTGAACTTTTGAGCCAATCATGTCTTTGGTAAAGCCTGATTTTCTTGCTGCTTTTGCAGCAGACATTCCTTCAACATACAGTCTACAAAACTTTTTATGCTTTGGTAATAAAGGTCTGTGTCTCTTACCATCTGGGGCGATCCAGTAATTCCCACACTCTGATGGCAAAACTGGAGTATACTCGAGGTCTCTCATCAATTTGTCCTATTCATACTTTCAAGATGTATGATATCACAAATCTTACCAAATACAATGTAATTTTAAAATGAATTTATGTAATCATATCATAAAATCTTTCTCACGACCCTTTATCTATAGCTTGATATATCATATTTGAAATCGAAATATCATACCCATGATTCAAGGCTCACAGTGCATTACAAGCAATTCTATGACATTATGACATTATGATGGAGTTTTATGTATTTAAAATGTGAAAAGTGTTTAGATGAGACATTGGGGCATTTCTGCCCCTGTCATTAAATGTTTAATTCTTCGTTACTCATTAACTCTTCGTTGAGTTTATCAGTTTCTGCTACTACTGGACAGTGGTATACAGTTCTTTTGAATACTTTTGTAAAAACTTTTTGAAAAACTCTTTCTACTTTTTTGTATTCAGTGTTTAACTCAGCGATATCGTTTTTATGTAAATCAAGATCAAGTTGATCTTGTAATGAAATAATCCCATCTAATCTTGATTTCAATTTATTCAGAAGTTTATCGTAGTTCATACTGTCTCCTTTTCTTCTCTAATGAAAAAAGTATAAACATCGTTAGGCTGTTCTTTATCGACCAACTTTTCCATATCAACTAATGCACGACCAGCCCTATCAAAAGAAGTATAAATTGTACTAAATACTCTTTCAATGGATGTTGGGTATGCGTCTCTGCGAAAGTACCTCAAATGATGACAACCTAGTCGATATGTTGTCTTTGGTTCAGTCGCTTTTATCAAATTTTCTACTAATGTATTAGTCATTTTTTCTACCTTTCTAACTAAATTTTTAATATATAAATAGTATACAAAAAGATTAAATAGAAATAAAACCGAAACCTTTCTTTTTAATCGTAAAAAAAAGGGGCTGTAAGCCCCTCTTTATTATTAAGCGTCCAGTTGAATGTAACCAGCTTCGGTTAACATTTTTCTGTAAAAGTCATAAATCCTTTTCGGTGTTTGAACAGATTTTAAACCGTTCTCTACCATAGCATCTACAACTGCACCCTGTGTGGCTTCACCTCCCAATGCTTCGAGAGTATTAAGAACAACCATCGCTTGATCAGCAATCTTTCTGTTCTCAATAGACTTAGTCAATAACTTTACTTTTCTGTTATTGAACCCATTTTTAGATGGTGCAGGGATTCCTGAATTACCAACTGGGCTATTCTTAGTTTCTGTTGTTTTCGCAACTTTTTTTGCTTTAGTCATAACTTTCTTCCTTTCTATAAATATTTAAGTTATACCATTATGATACTTGAAAACCTTACTATAGTAAAGGGCTTTCTAATCTTTTTTATCGATTACTCGGCACTTAATTTAACTGTCAACTCTCGGTTATGTGTAGGCTTCTTAGTAGTCCATGGTTGAACTTTTCCGTGGACAAAACGAACACGACGTAAAAAATATTTTACGCCATCATTTGAAGCAGGAAGATCAAGATTACGAAACTCACCGAAATCTTGGATCGTAAGAAGACAAACATCTTTAGTAAAACCATCTTCACAATATCCCATTTTTTTACCAATACGATCAGGAATCTCCCAACCAATTTGATAAATATAGTAACGTTCAAATATCTTTTGAATAGACTCAATAAATTCATGAGCCTCAGTTTCATAAGATGTACTAGTTAACTCCATACAGTGATTACCAAACCATTCTTGCTGAACATGACGATAACCATGACCATCAATATAAATAACTAAAGCAATAACAGAGTAGTAAGAATGAGTAACATGAAGTTCAGTAGTCTCATCAACTACAAAAGTTAAACTAGAACCATTATCATAACAAAGACAAAACTCATTAGTTTTTTCCAATTGAGTATCATCGAAGAGTTGAATTAGCCGACCTTTTAGATCCATCCAATTCGTTCTGACTGTTAGATCAGTCGAGTCTTTTGTTTTTGTCATTCGACTGCTCCCCTCTCTAACTCGTACCTAAAGTAATTCCATGTTTCATCGTGAACATGAATAATATATAAATATTTTTGGTCAGTATATTGATAGATATCGTACTTAACCGTTCGATCATCTGACTTACACTGTCCAACAAAATGTAAACCATTTTGTCCATGATTCATTGTCTCAGGGATCTCGCTTGGATGCTCTGGGTGAGCAGGATCTTCGAAATGCCAATATTCGCAATATCCGAAACCATTACCATCTTCATTACCTAAGTGTTTCCACATATCGTTCTTCCTTTCTAAAAATTATTTTTTATTTATATATAGTATAGCTTAAGATTAAAACGAATTAAAAACGAAAGTATTCGTTTTAATCGTAAAAACCCCACAGTCGTTAAACTGTGGGGTAAAGGTAGAAAGTGTCACAATTATTACATTGTGACGAGTATGACTATGTCCATGACGAACTGAACATAGTCCATGAAGTTAAGCGTCTGCATATTGAATAGCCAAATCTAAGGCTTTCGCTTTTGTGTTCGCTCCAACTCCAAACCATGCTGAGTGTAGTGCATTACCCTCACCTTTTGAAGAACGTTGATGATCTTCTTTATAGGTAACTCCGTTCAATGCACCCCACCATGTTCCTTTAGCTGACTTCATTGTTGCTCCTGGAGAAGTATCAATATTTTGAAGGACTTGCTCGATAGTCTTATTGATATTCTCTCGTACAATAAACTCAGTATCAGGTGTTTTCGCTTTCTCGATAAGCAACTTTGGCTGATAAATTTCAGCAAGATAATTGAGAAGTGGTTCTTCTTTATACTGCCTCGATGCAAGAAACTCGGACTTCTCTTTAAAGTCTTTAATTGCTTGGCTACTAAGACCAAGTGCTTCTTCTGCAGATTTTCTTACGTCTTCATCGAACTGTTTTACATGGGGCATACGAAGTGCTGTCCCATTACCTTGTAACGCCATTGTAAGTGTATTGTTACATACAACTCGTATCGGTGTAAACTTAATCGTCATAGCTTTACCTGCAGTGTGTGGCTGATTAATCAAAAGATAACCTTTTACTTCGTCACCACCAACTAACTTGAAATCATCTGCAAGTTTGGCTAAACCCCAAATCTCACCACCATCTTTAAGTGAACCTGCAGTCTCCATTTTCATGTGACCTGCTTTAGTAAACTTAACGAAGAAATCAAAAATCTCGTCG